CAGATCTTCTTTTACCTACTAAACATATACTAGCATTTTCCGGGATATCAGATAAATCAAATTGAATCAATTCAGTCATTTATATATATAAATAAAATAAAATTATTTATTTACCATTAGGCAGGGGCAGAGACGGGAGCACCTGTTTAACAATAGGGCGGACGGCTATATCATAGGCAAGTCCAGAGGCACCTAACATAGCACCTTCTTGTACAGTTTTCATAGAAAATACTTTACCGCCTTTGAATACGGCACGGTTTACAGCAGAAATCATTACTCCACGGAGCATAGCATCAACAACGCTTTGAGAATCAATAGTAGTCATTTTTATAATATTATAAATATTAAATTATTTATATTATTTGATTAGAATATTCTATTATTTTATTTATTTTTATGAAATATTTTTACAAAATCAAAAAAAATCAAAAAAAATTAATCAAATTCTACTTTAAAACTACCAATTTCTTTATTTAATATTTTTTGTTTATAATTAAAAGGTTTATTTAATATTTTATGTAAATCTTCAGTATTTATATTTTGACATTTTAATGTTAAAATAATTTCTATTAATTCAACTTTAGATAATTTAATTAATCTGGCGACATCATGCACTTCTAAATCTTCTGAACATATTGAAATATGTAATAATCGGCAAATTTCTGAACAATATTGATTATTTTTACTGGGGACCGCCTGACGATATGAACAATATTTACACAATTCTTTATGTTTTTTAGCATAATTTTTATCTTTATATTCCATTTATATTAACATATAAATTATTTATTCTAATTGAAGCGTTATTTCAATATCACAAATATCACTAAAAGCGTCTGTTGTAGCACTCATTAATTTCCAATCTTTTATAACTCCGTCTGTTTGAACATCTCTATAATATAAAGCAAATGTTAAAACTTTATTTTTCGCCCAGGTTTGAGGTCTATTATTAATTAATCTATATGGATATGAATGTGATACTGTAGCTAGATCGGATCCACCTCCAACGGCACCTTGTTGTCCAGCATGACCAAACGAAAACATACCAATTTTTTGTTGAGCAGTATTTAAAGCAGTCCCCATAGTGAGTCCATCCGCCAAATAATACATAACACAATCTTTTTCATCTAAAAAATCCATATGAACCGCTAATGATGAAGTTATAGCAGTATTTATACCAGATAAACCAGAATTAGAAGTACCTTTAGCAATTTCTTCTTCTAATACATCATTTTTTATTTGATATTTAATATCTTTTATATAAAGATTTTTGAATTTATATTCTTTTGTTAATGTGAAGGCAGCAGTGCCAGTATTATTTTCACCAGTCCAAGAAAAAGTTAATAATGTCATTATATATAATATATAAATATAAAATTAATATAATATTTTAACATTAAAGTTTTAAAGTAAATATATTTACAAATAAATTATACGATTTATTAAATTAAAAAAGTAAATGAAAAAAAAAATACTATAACAAATTTATAAATTCTAAAAGTGTATTATATTTTTTGTATAAAAAATTACAACTATATTTATTCAGTAATCATTTTAAATGAAATCTGACCATTTTGAGAAGTATTATATGTATTTAATGTAATTACTTCAGCAAGAACATGAACACTTGAAGCACCGCTAGAAGTATGAGCAAACTTTAACTCGATCTCAGGCGAAGAAATCATAGATAGCGATACGCAACCATCAGCACTAGCAATATCATTAGGAGCATATCCAAAATCAATAATCTTTACATGATTAGGATTCCAACCTCCAGCACCAACACCACCTAAAGCAGTAGCAGGAGCAACACCGAGAGCAGCAATAGAACGATTAGCATTATTATTTTTATTGTGATATAACTCAACAAAATGATCTGTCTTATAACCTTGACTTACACTTGAACTATCAGATTGAGCTACATTGTCGGCACTAGATAAACAATCACCCAAATCATAAATAACTTGATTATTACCAAGTAATTTACATTGAGCAATATCAATAGTTTTAGAATATTCTTTAGCAGAAGCAGAGGATCGATCGCCATCAGTAGTAGCATATATAAATAATCTACGGACTAATCCAGAAATGGATTGAATTTTAACTTTATTACCAACAGACGAGGTGGCAGTATCTTTAATAGGAGTGCCTATAGCATCAGTAAATAATGAAGTTGTAAAACCTAATTGACTAGATACACTATTCGGTGCATAATTTCTGGACTGATACGCCTGGAGGCCAAGCGGGGACATTTGAGAAATATAAGCAACTAGTTGAGCACTTGAGAAATTAACGGGTCCAGTGTCGGCTACAGTCTGGACATCAGCAACCGCTTTATAATCTACTTCAACAAAAGCACGACTGGATAAACTATAAAGATCCCAGGCACGACCAAGCGATTCAGAAAACCAAAACTTAAGAGGGCACGATAATGTTTGACCATTATTGAGGGCAGCGAGGGCACGGCGACCAGTTAAACTACCAATAGCAGCAGCATCACCTGGAGCAAATCCACCTAACATACAATCTAATGTAAAACTTTCTTCAGCATTAGCACGACTATATAGAGACGCCATAATAAAATCTGGAGTAATCTCAGCAATAGTTTGTCCATTATATACAATTCTACATCTTGACCAACACCAAGCACCTGCATGATCTACTAAGAAATTATCATTAGATCCGTCGGCATTAGTGCCACCTTCAGCAAAAGTAGTTTGTAAATATAATTCATTTAAAAATCCAAAATTACTTAATTCCCATTTTACAGTTTGACCGCCTCCAGCAGCAAGAGTAGTTGTAGGATTAATTACAACTCTAGATTTAGCAATCTCGCACAGATTTACTTCACCTTCTACACTATAATCGAAAGCATTAACCTTACTGTTTCTCGCTTTAAGAGTTTGATATAAACTTGAATTTTCATTCGCACGGTGGATGACGGAACTATTAGACATATTTTTATATATTATAAAATATAAAAAAAATAAATAATTTTTACTTAATATTTTTTAATTAATTATATCTATAATTTTTTAAATTTCTAAAATAATTAATCTTCTTTACTGGATTTTTTAGTAATATTATTTACAACTATAGAAGCAATATAAATACCACCAATTAACATGACCGCTTGAACTAATTTATTTTCAACAAAATTAAAAGTATCTTTAGCAAATTCATTAACAGTATCTATAACCGCTTCAGCAGGTTTATCTAATAAATCATTTCTTACTTGTCTAATACCGTCCAGATTAGGACCCGATCGCCTATCAAAGCCAACAACTTCTCTACCTTGTTTTTCTAATCTCGCTTCTGTTTCAAAGTTTTTATCATTATCTATATTTAATGGATTATCTATAAACTTAGCAAAACCCGACATTTCTTTACCACTATCATATCTTTTAGTATCTTTTTGATTCAATTCACTTGAAATGGGTGGGGGTTTAACTTTAGAATCCAAATTTGTATTAGTATTTAAATCATTAGATATTTTATTAACAGCAATACTTTGTTGTAAATTATTTGTTAATGGGATCTTTGACATAGGATTAGGTGGCAAAGCACTATTTTCTAATGTATTTACTGGATCTGGATTTTGTTTAGGCACAAGATTACCATAAAAGTTTCTATCACTTTCAAGTAAATGTTTAATGGGTGGCATTATATATAATAACAAAATATTTTATTTTTATTATATTTTCTAATATATATTATGGGGGATGAAGCAGATGATATGGATATTCTCGCAAGACCTCAAAGTGGCAATGTAGATCAAGGGCATATATCAGATATATCTACATTATCAGCAAGAGAAGAATCAGTACGAGGAAATCAAGCAGGTTTATTAAATAATGTATTAACTAATTATTATAATCAGGGTGAAAGTTTTTTAGATTTAAGACAAGATTTATTAGATATAGGTTATAATAGTGAGAGAACAGAATTATTATTAGCGGGGGCACATTCTGAAAGGGTTTATAGATTACATCATGATAATGAACCTTCAGATTTATCTATTAATCAATTAGATTTTTTAGCACAAAACGGATTAAATTTAGCAAATTCTCACGCACATATTAGAACAGATGAAAGGGGACAATACTATGAAGATTATAGAGTAAGAGGCGAAGACGGGCAACCAGGCAGAATGTATTTACCTGAACCACAAGAATTCGAAGCATTAACTCAAGACCAACAAAATCAATTCGCAAGAATTAGATATTTAGATACTGTAATAACTATAGAAAATCCAGATACAACAGACCAAACAGTATTTTATCAATCAGATATACCACAACAAACAATACACCAACTATCACAAATTTCAGCACAGTATTTAAATGGAGAACATACACCCGAAACAGAATTAGCATTTATTAATAGAGTGCAAGGATTACAAGGCATAGATAATATTGAAGGGATAAGAGGCAAATTAGTTGAATATTTTTTAGATATAAATGATGAAATAAATTATAGAGATAATAATGGAGGCAGACCTAGAGGATTAACAGATCAAGAATGGCAACATTTACAAGATACTAATAATATTAATGGAGATTATTATGGACAACCAATATTATTAACACATACAACACCACCACAAAAATATTTTATATCTGGCAATACTGTTTTAATAATTGATAATAATATTGTTGAACCTAGTGAAAGTAGAGATTTAACAGGTGAAGATGACATGGCTATAAACGATTATACTGTAGACATATTTGACGATCCAAACCAGAATGAAGAAACTATAAGAGCATTATTATACTCGGCATTTCATGTGGATCCAGATAATCCAAATGATTTTGAAATAGCATTAGATATCGAAGATAGAACTGAAAGAATATTAGAAGAAAAACGATTTAGAGATAATAATAATGGCAGACCAAGTCAATTAACACAATTACAATATGATTTTTTATTACAACATACATTACAACAATACGATTCAGGTAATCAACACTATCAAGAACCTAGATATAGAGGAGAACCAATTAGATTACAAGTAAGACGGTCGGGTCCAGGAGCATTAGGATTTTATCCATATGGCAGTGATATTTCGGCAAATTTCTTATTAATACCTACAGATGAAATAATAAATCAAATGATAGAAAATGGAGTGTTTCAAGACCCATATTTTCAAGGTCCCACATTACCAGATAGACATATAGATATAGATACATTACCAAGTATTACTGGAGCAGATATAGACCCATTATATACACAAGATTTAGTACCACCTGAACACCCTAGACCAATACCAACATTACCAGAGGGATTTGTCCCAATAACAGATAACGATTTATATGGACGTCTCCCGCGTATCCCTTTACCTGTAGAACTACCTGAAGATATATACGCAGGATTAGGCAGCGAAGAACCGCCCGTAAGACCTATAGAAGAAATAGCAGAATATTTAGATTTACCAGATGACATATTAATAGCAGGAGATCCACCTGTAATACCTGGACAAACACAACCAATAAATCTTATCACAGGAGCAGATATAGCAGTAGATACACCACAAGGCAATTATGAAAGATATAGAAACTTTTTTTATAATAATCAAAATCTATATAGAGGTTTTAATGAAATGTTTAGAGATATATTACCTGTATTTACTGGATTTACTGGAGCATACGCAGGATTTTCATTATCTAAATTAAAACATATAGGCACTGTTGAAGAAATAATACAACAAGAGAAAAATATGTTAAATTTAATAAATGTTAGATTAGATAATTTAGAAACACAATTAATAGCAGAAAAACAAATATTAGATAGTTTTCCGACCATAGAAGTGCAGGGAGATATAGAAACATTTAATCAATTAGAATTAATTAAAAATACACCATTATTCGCATTTTTTCTTCAAAATCAATACGGTGTAGTGATACCTGATTCAATTAAAAAAGATATGGGTGGAGGCATAACTATAATAGATCCAACTGCATTAGATCGAGAAATATCAGAAGCTACAGGCAGGATTACTGATGAAATGATACAAGTAGCAGTTTTAGAAGAAGTTGTTATTAGATTAGAAAGTGATATAAATGACGGATTAGTTAATAGAAAAATAATAAATAATAGATTAGATAATATTATTAGTCAAAATTATCAAATTTTAATTAATATACAAAAAACTTCACCACAAATATTAACAGGTTTTAATATCGGACATACTTTAGGATTTGTATTAGCGGGTTATTTTTTTCCAACATATATAGATTTAGAAGCAGATGAAAATTATATAAATGATAAAATGGATAATTTACCTACTAATCAAGCAAAAAAACCTGTATATAAATTAGAGCAAAAGAAATATAATTTACCTTTTCACATGACAGTTGATTCTAAACCAATAAATATATATGGACAACATTCAATAAATAAATTAAAATTAGAAGTAGAAACATTAAATAAAAGTGATAATATTTTTAAACCATATTTAACTGGCAATAGACCATTAAATATGACAGAAATAAATGATATGAAAATGACATTAAATTATAATGAATTAAAAAAATTAGAAGGCAATATGTTAATGTTTCAAGAAGGGTCTAATATAGTACCAAAAGTAAATATGTGTAGAGGTGTTGTAGGTCAAGGTGATTTAGGCGACCAATCAGTTAGAGCGAGACCAATGAAAATTAGATAGCATTATCTTTTTTAGATGAATAACCTGAAGGAGCAGATCGCTGTTTAACACCAGCAATATAATATTCATACATAGCACCAACACCAGCAAATACAACAAATTTATTCATTCCCTTAAAGTTTCTATCAACAAAATAAAAAAGTGTTGTATGTTCAATAACTTGTAGAGCAGGATCGGGGACGTCATCAATAAGTCCAGAAGTATTATATTTTATTAATCGAGGCATTTTTATATTATATAATATATATTTTTTTATAATATAATTTATATGGACAATATAGATTATTTTTTTATAACATATTATAAAACTATAAAAAATATAATAGATTATATATTATCATGACCACATTACAAGATTTTAATATAAATGAATTAATGTTATTTATTGTGGGAGTATTAGGAGCATTAGGCGGATTATGTGTAGTATTACAAAAATCTAAATGTAAAACTTTAGATATATGTTGTATTAAATGTGTTAGAGATACTGACGCCATCATTAAGGAAGAAAAGCTACAAATGACAGGACATACTGGAGATACACCTAAAAAAACTAATGATTTAGAATTAGTATTAGAAGAAAATTTAGATAATAATATTAAATAATTTATGTAATTATATTTACAAAAAATATATACGATTTATCATTTTAACATTCTACATATAGAAAAAATAAAATTCAAAAGATATTGAAAACTAAAAACCGTAAAATATATTTGTAATTTTATTTACAACAACTATCTTCTTCACATTTAACATTATCACAGGGTTTTGATTTTTTATTTTTTAATGGGAGAATTTGTGGATTAAATACAATTTTAGGATATGGATCTCTTTTCAATCTAATCTCACACATACCATTTTTACGAGTTTTAGGAGTACATATATCTGGATACGCAGTGCATAAATATTCACTATTTTTTTTATTCATTTCAAATCTAAACTTACCTAAGCCACCTATGGCATTAAACTTTGTTTTAAATGATATATTATTGAATCTTAAAATAATACCATCATTTTTATAAAATAAAATACTTGTCTCATAATCTTCTTTACCTTCTGATAATGGATTTGAATATAAACAATCTAAATGTCTATTTATATAACCATGACATACACCAATGGCATACCTTAGATCTTTTGTCATATCATTTTCTTTCATCCAAAAAGTATTAGATACTGGATAAATACCCCATAAATAAGCATTATTTTCTTCTAATTGTTTAAATGAAAAATCAAAAAATTCATTCATATCTGACATTACATATTTATCTTCACCTTTTTTAATATAAAAATCTTCTATGTCATCATCGCACGAAATGATATATTGACCTTCTCTAAAATATTTACTTATAAATATTCTTTGATTTCTAATACCTTTAACACCTACTATAATTTTATTATATAAATGTTTATATTCTAATAATTCTTGTTCATATAATTCTTTTTCTAAATCATTAGCAACAAATATAAATATTCTACAAGAATTAATTTTAGTTCTCGCAAGTGTTTCTAATGTTTTTTTTCTAACACTTTGATATCTTTGATATGTAGGGATCGCAATTACGGCAAATTTCAATAATTCTTGATTTAACATTTTATATTAAATATTAGAAAAAAATAATACAAAAAAAACTATTATAATTTTTTGTATATAAAATTACAAAAATAATATACGATTTATTTTTTATTATAAACTACATTCATTTCATTACCTAATTGAAAAAATACTAATGAAACTCTAACACCAACAAATTCTTCAGTTTCATGATAATATTCACTTCCATTAAAACTATAAAACTTATTTTTTATATCTATATATTCAGGATTATCATCTTTATCATATACAATTAATCGCCCTCCAGTATAATCACCAAAAGCAATAATATAACTTGTTCCAACATTATTCCCGTCTATATGTTTAGCACTTCTATTACAATAATTATATTGTATTGTTGTATATTCGAAATCTGGCACATATTTATCAAAAAAATCACAACTATTTTTAAATATATCTCTATTACATTTCCATTTTAATCTACCACATTGTTGAAACTGTATACCGTTTTTTTGTTGAAAAGGTCTAACAAATACTAAACCTAAGGCATAACCCCGCTGGATCTCACCATCATAACCAGCCAAGTTCGGTCTATTTTTTAATACTGGATATTTAAGATTAGTAATATATTTATCAAATTCTAACATATCCATATTTATTAATTATAATATATAATACATTTTATTTTTTATAATCTTCTGTATATTCAAATGTAAAACTTATAAATTGTCCAGCACTATCCATAGTACCTCTAAACTCATTAATACTTACAGGTTGAATAGTATGTGAATCTGTTGAATTATATATGGCAAGCAATTCATTATCTACGGCAGCATCGACTGCATCAAGTTTAAAAAATTCAACAGTAAAAGGTTGATTTAAATATAATGTTTCTTGACCATCATGCAATACTTTATAACAATCTTTAAATGTTGTTTCATGTTCATTTTTTACTGTTTCACCTAAACATATTAATCCATTATGTTCTTTTACTACTCCGTCTATAGTCTCATAATATACAGCATTATTACCATTTAAAAAACTTATTTTACAAAATATTATTGTATTAGCATTCTGGGCAGAATTACTACCCATATTAACATTATTTATGTTATGAAAAATATGTAATAATTTTAAATATTTCATTTTAAAACTTCTTTCAAATCTAATAGTTTTTCTGGCAATTCTTGTATCACTTAAATTATCATCTTTAAAATCAAGATCTTGAGATCGAATAGTAAAATTAATAATAGGCATTTTATATATTATGTAAATATTTTAAAATTAAAATATTTTATATAGATATAATAAAAAATGTCAGAAAATAATGAAAGTTTTGAAGATTTTAGTTTAGATAGTTTAAAAAATCAAGAAAATGTCAAAAAAAATATAGATTTTGAATTATCAGAAAATAATGTTGAAACACATTTAGATTACAAAAAAAAATTAAATAAAAAAGTATCTGAATTTTCAGAAGAAGAAAAAAAAATATATAATAAATTAGCACAAAAAAATAAAAGAAAAAATGATAAAAATGAAGAAGAAATACAGCAAAAATCCGATGATGAAAAAAATGCACTCAAAAATCAAGCAAATTTATATAATCAATTATTTGTATTAAAAAAGAAATTTCCCGATTTTACTGATGATATTCATATTGATCCAGATATGAATATTTCAACATTAGAAGAAAAAAAAGATTTAATAATGAAAATTATTACACAAAAAAATAGTGATTCAATAGTATTTGAAACATTATTATTAGCAAGTCGCACAGCAGAAAGGGGTTTAAATTATTGTAATGTTGAAGCACTCGACGGCTATAGTGATAATTTAAATGAAAGCAGAGAAGATATAATACCGATACTAAAAGAAATGATAGATTTAGGTGAAATAGATACAACTATGATGACGCCACAATTAAGATTAATGATAGTCATGTCATCAGTAGCAGTTAAAACAATTGAAAAAAACAATGATAAAAAAAACTCTCAAAGACTTGTGGCACCTGTAGATACTTAATAGCAAGGTTAAAAACATTTAATAGGTGGGGAAGAAGATCTATTGATTTACCTTATAAATGGTTAAAAAAAATATGGTGTTGTGAAAAATCTACAAATTTAAATCTTATATTAGATTATTAATTATATTTATTTTCTAATATTATATATAAATGTCATTCGCTAAAGATTGTAATAGTTTTTCTGATTATAATGATTTTTATACAACTGAAAAATCGTGGAGTTTAATTAGTCATTTAATACCTAAAAATAAAATAATATATGAATGTTGTATGTTAAATAGTAATTTATCAAAATCACCTCAAATATTACATGAATTAACTGGCAATAAAGTTTTATATGATACTAAAAATAATTTTTTAGAATATCATCCATATGAAGATGAATGTGATATTATTATTACTAATCCACCTTTTTCACCTACAGAATTAAAAAAAGATATATTAAAAAAATTATTAAAAATAAATAAACCTTTTATTATTATTTTAAATTCAACAAATATATTTACTAAATATTTTAGAGAAATATTTAAAAATGTATTTGATAAAATACAAATAATAGTACCTTCAACAAAACCTTCATATTATAGATTACAAGAAGATAATACAGTAAAATTATATGATAATATGGGTTTTTATTCTATTTATGTGGCATATAAATTAAATATAGATCAAAAAGATTTGTTTGTAAATTAATAAATTTGTTATATTAAATAATGGTTTTAACTTACAAAAATAAGTTTAATATAAAATATAAACAAGATAAAAATAAATCTAATTCTTTATCAGATATTTCTAAATTAACTGGATATAAAAAATCTGGATTACAAATTATATATAATAAAGGTGTGGGAGCATATCGTACTAACAGGGGATCCGTCCGCCCTACAGTAAAATCACCTGAGCAATGGGCAATGGCTAGAGTATACGCCTCAGTAAATAGATCTAGTAAAGCATATAAATTAGATAAAATACATTTGAAAAAAAAATAATACATATAATATAAAAATGGTTATGACTCAAGCACACAAAGACGCTATTAGTAGAGGTGTTAAAAAATATCACGCTAATTGTAAAGCAAAACAACCCGCAAAACCTGTAAAAAAATCAGTTAAACCTGTTAAAAAAGCAGTTAAAAAACCTGTTAAAAAATCACCGTCTCCAGAAATATTCAAAGATAATATTAAAT